GTTGCGGGCGCCGTCGAGGACGGTCATCCAGTAGTCGAGCTTGTTCTGCGACAGCTCGGTCACGCTGGTCTTGATGCCGCTCGAAGCCCCGCCCTCGGTCGTGAACAGGTTCCCGATGTTGCGCGTGCCCAGGTTCCGCGCCGCGTACTGGCTGAGCTTCTTCTCGATCTCCGGCGGTGGCGTGATGGCGGGGAAGTCGACGTGCAGCCGGGGCGGGTCGCCGCGCTTCATCGTCTCCTTGATCAGGCCCGCCGCGAACAGCCACGTCTTGATCGGGACGCTGGCCTTGGTCGTGGGCGAGACGCCGTAGAGGGAGGCGCCCGGAGAATCAAGCTTGACGTGGATGACCTCGTGCGGCTCGAAGTCGACCCGCTTGCCCGTGGTGGTCATCTGCACGTAGGCGACGACCTTGCCGTCGACCTCGCGCCCGACGTTGCCGTGCTCGTCGGCGATGACCGACATGGACTGGCAGTCGAGGGGCCACAGGGCCACCGGCTCGTTCCCGATCCAGGTCACCTCCACGAAGGCGTCGCCGAAGATCAGGGCGTCGGTGACGGCGCGGCGCATGAGCTGGCGGATGTCGTCGCTCGGGTTGCAGTAGTCGAGCAGCTCCTGGATGCGGGCGATGCCCGGCGGAGGCGCCGGCTTGGCCCTGACCTGCTCGGGGTCCAAGTTGAGCGGTTCGAGCGTGAGCCCGCCGGCGGTGATGGTGCGGGCGATGCCGTCGACGCACACCGCCACCCAGGGGCAGGTGAGGTAGGCCTGCAGGAGCTCGGTCATCGCCGTCTGGCGGTCGGGCGCGCCGGGCGTGGACGATGTGCCGGAGTTGGTCGGCGTCGTGCCGCCGATGGGGATGCCGTTCACGTAGCCGAGCCGCGCCACCTGGCGGCGCGGGGGCTGCGGCAGGGCCGGTGCGGCCTCGAGGGCGTGTGACTGGCCGCGGCGCCAGGGCAGGAGGGCGCGCGAAGGGGCTGCAGCTTCGACGAAGGGCGAAGGGACCGTGCGGCCGACGTCGGCGCGCGCCATGAGCGGGCCGGCCTCGGAGACCGGGACCTCCATCATGGACAGCTCGCGCTCGATGGTGGCCAAGGCCAGCTCGGCGTGCGCGTGCTCCAGGCGGCCAAAGATGGGGTCAGGCGCGCTCTTCTGCCGGTTCCAGAAAGCCAATTCAACCTCCTGGGTCAGACGAACGGCGATGCTGCGACCGTCCCCGGTGGGAACTCACGGGGCGGCTCTTTGGAACGGTCGACGTCGGCGGGCATGGCGAAGTCCTTGGAGGCGAACACGCCCCCGAACATGGGCAGCCGCTCCCGGCCGTCGGGGTCGACGCCGGGATAGTGCTGCTCGGGCTCGGGCTCGGGCTCGGCGAGCAGGTCGTCGGGGAGCAGGTCAGGGTCTTTGTCAGGCATGGCCTACTCGCGTTCCCAGAGTTGATTGTGCCGGTGGTTGCTTACGGGCTTTTCCTCGCCACTACGCAGCGCTTCGCGTGCGGCAGCTCGTTGCGAGTGCCACCATCGCCGGCGTTCCCGCTTCCAAGCCAGGCGCAGGCGGCGCTTCACTCGTCGGCTTCGGGTGATGTCAGGCATGGCTCCCGTTCCCATCGTGACCGTTCCCGGCGAAAGGCGACACTGCCGTGCCGACGCCGGGCGTGAGCGTGAGCGGCTTGGTCGTGGGCTTCGGACGCTCGGGCTGACGGACGAAGGGCGAACCGACGCCGCCCATCATCTGCAGGGCGTAGCGAAGGGCGTCCGCACAGTTGTGGACTAGGACCCCGTTGGCGAAGAACTCCGGGCAGTCAGGAACCGTCAGGTTGTAGACGGGCTCTCTTTGGCTTGCGGTCCACGTGCCCACAACGGCGGGAGCAGCACTTTGTCTTGGCGTAACGGTTGCACCGGAACGGCTGGCCGCACTTGGCACAGATGCGCTCGACGTCATCGACGCCGCTAGCACGTCGAAACGCCGACTTGCACTTGTTCGAACAGAACCGCTCAGAACCGTGACGGGACAAAGTCCCGTAGCGTCTCCCGCATTGATCACAATCTCGCTCGACGGGCTGTCGCCCAACCCAGGTGTCGCGCCCGTGCTGGCGGTGCCACTCGCGGCCCTCAACGGACCCGTGCCATGCGGCAGCGGCGGCATGGAGGACTCCAATGTCCACCCACGGTGGCAGAACGCCCGGAGGGTTGTGGCGATGATGGTGACCACGCTCCGGCAGACATTCCAGGTTGCTGAGGTCGTTGTTAAGCGGGTTGAGGTCGCGGTGGTGGATGTGGTAACCGTCGGGAATTGCACCGTTGGCCGCTTTCCAGATCTCCTCGTGGAGACGGCCGACGCCGTTCTTGCGATGGCGCCCGTCGGGCACGAAGTAGACACGCTCAGTGCGTCCACGGGCGTCGGGATAGCGCCGAAAGACAATGCCGTTGAAGATGACTCGCTCGACGTTTGCCATGCGTACAGTCTATCGCCATATCGCAGAGCATCTAATGATACCCAGCCCCGCTCAAGCACGAACACAGGATGGCCGGCGGTGCCCCGGAGGACTTGCCCGTTGCTCAGGACGACGGTCCCGACCAGGGCGCTGGGCGATGTGACACCAGCCGCGGTGACCTCCCGCAGCCCTGAGCGCGTCCACACCCGGTCACCGACCGAGACGGTCTCGATGGGTACGGAGCCGGTCTCCGTCTGCACCAACGTGCCAGTGGCCAGGCAGTGGTCCTCGACTTTGCTGTCGACGTCCTCGACCTTGGTCTTGTCGTAGGGCAGGTCGGGCAGCGTCCTCACGAGGTTCGGGCACGTCCCGTCCAGCACATGAAGCATCGGGCAGCTGTCCTGGTGCCATTTGCCCTGCTGGCGCAGGTACTCGTGCACTCGGCAGATCGGTCCGTCGGCGAGGGCGTCGTGCACCTTCGCCCAGCCGGCGATGCGATCGTGGTCTGCCGCGATGCAGGGCAGGCCTTCCTGCGCGTACTCCTCGTAGATCGACAAGCCGTCGGTGAGGTGGTTGGCGGTCGACGGGTCGATGGCATGGCGCACGTAGGTCTCACCGGCCTCGCGCTCCAGGGCGAGAATGCGCCTTGCCTGGTCGCGCACGCCTACCCCGGTTTCGTAAGCCTCCCGGTAAAGCCAAATGCGGTGATCACCGTCGACGGCGAACCAGAGGACGGCCCACGGCGCGCTCCGGCCGTAGTCGATGCCGGCCCAACGCTCCCATGTTGGGTGGAGCGGCACGCGGGGGATGACGTGGCGGTCGTGGTCCCACTCGCTGAACACCTGCCCAAGGAAAACGTCCCAGTTCCCATCGCGCATCGCCGCTCGTCTTGCCGGGTCGCGGATCGCCTCGATCTGCGCCCGGTAGCCAGCGTCCAGGTGGACGTTGTCGATCGCCAACGCCTTGATGAACTCCGTCGACCGCCCCTGTTCGTCTTCGGCCACATGCTCCCCGTAGTTGGTCGGGTCGATGAACCGTGTCTTCAGGTAGGTGTGCCCGACGTCGCCAGGGTTCGACGCGAGGCGCAACCCCAGGACCGGGATCCGTGGATCCGATGTGCGTTGGCGTTCTTCGAGGTACTCGATCACGTCACCGCGCACGAGTCCCGCCTCGTCGAAGAGGACGAGCTGGTATTCCGAACCCTGTTGGCGTGAGACGTCGTGCGTGGTCTCGGCGTACCGGAAGCGGATGAACGAACGGTTCGGGAAGTGCAGGAGGCGTGCGCCGCTGAGCCAGGTGGCACCCAGCGCCTTGGCGTAGTCGACCTTGAGCAACTCGTCGAAGAAGGACACCTCCAGCTCAGGGAAGCTGCGCCGGAAGGCCCCGATGTGGATGCCCGGATAGCGCACCGCGGCCCGCAGCCCCTCCATCAACAAGCCCTTGGTCTTCCCACCGCCCATCGCCCCGCCGTACAAAACGGCGTGCGACGTCGAGGCGTGAAACTGTGCCTGCTTAGGCGTCGGGACATAGCCGAGCGTGGTGAAGACATCCAGCTTGCGGGCTACCCGCGCCGCCAGCCTATTACGACGATCCAGCAGCTCCTGGTACTGGCGGACTGTCTCGGGCTTCGCTGTGATCACCGGTGGTGTTGGCACGCTCCTGCACCTCCAGCACAGCCAGTTCCCGGTTGAGGTTGTTGATCGCCTCAGCGAACACGTCCTCGGTCATGACCTCGACGCGGCTACGGGTCGGCTCGTCGGTGCCTTCCTGGCGGGCCCGGCGCTCGGCGATGCGGAGCAGGGCGAGCCCGGCACGCATCCCTGGGTCGGGGTCGATCATCGGGTCGCCGTTCTCGTCACGGATGACACGCCCATGGTCGACCCGGTACCAGGTCTTGGCCTGCACGGCGAGGAAGTGCCGCTCCTGCGCGTCGAGCTTGGCAAGAGCCAGCGCCTTGGCTGCGACCAGCTCCAGCGTGGGCACGCCGCGAAGTCCTCGGTCGATCGCCTCGTGCGTGGCCGACCTGGACAGTCCGACGATCTCGCCGATCTGGTCGAGAGTCAGGCCCTGGCCGCGCATCTCGGCGCAGCGCCGGTCCCGGTCAGCGGTCTCGACGGTGCGAATGAAGCGCCCGTTAGGGCCTTTCGTTCGGTTGGCCATGGATTTCACCGGACCTTTGGACGCGAAGCGAGGACCTCACCACTCTGGGCGCGGTCCTCGATCTAAGTGGTTTTTACCATTTCGTGGCAACAAATGCAAGTATGGGCAGGTTACGGCGTTTCCACCTCAGAAGTCGGTTGGTCGGTTGGTCGGGCCGATTAGGCCAGGGCTGGTCCGACGCGGCTTGGCAGGAGCGGGCGAGTCGACCTGGTCCGACGCGGGTAAGCCAAGCGTGGCGTGGCGAGTCGATACGTTGTGGCCGGGCCGGACGCCTGGTCTGGCATGGGGAGTCGATATGGCGAGGCCCGAGGGGGCGGGTTTATGGCGAGTCGATATGGAGCGGCAAGGGCCGACGCGAAGCGCTCCGGTGCGGCATGGCGCGCCGAGTCAACGAGGCCTGACAAGAATAGAGGACGGGCTGGCCGGGCGAGTCAATAGGGCCAGGCGCGGCACGGACTTGACGTGGGGCAGTCAAAGCGGCGAGACAAGGTGAGACCGGACGCTGGGGCGGCGGGGCTGGTCGACTTGGCTTGGCAGGTCCCCGGCAAGGTCAGTCAGGCAACCTTAGCCCACTTGATAAGTTCGCAACGGCCATCGCCGCGCGCCCGATCCGCACCGATGCCACCCGTGCACACGTAGTCCCACAGCTCACGCCACACCTGCGGCTTGATCGCATCGTCCATGATCTGAAGCGTGCCGTAGAACTCCACGTCCTCGACGATATCGACCATCGTGACGACCGACTGCGGACCTTCTCGCCCCGTGATGTGCTTGATGCGCGTCTCAGCCTCGATGTCAGGCACCGACTTGCCGAGTGGCATGTACTTGTCGAGCACCTCGATCATCTCGATGCACCAGCTCCGAAAACCCTTCTTGCCGTGAATGCCCGGCGGTCGCACGCCTGGAAACTCGCTGCCCGGGTAACAAGCCGACGCGGCCTCGATGATGGCCGCTTTCATCTGGCGCCCTTCGTAAACGAGCTCACCATCGACCTTCTTGAAGGTGTTGACCGAGCCGATCTTGTCGGCCAACTTGTCGGTGAGTTCGTCAAGCTGCTCGGACGACATCTCCTCGGATCTCCACTCCGTCAACTCGAGCGCCTCAGCGGCCAACACCTGCAACTCCTTGTCGCCCAGCTTGAGCCGGGCCTTGATCATCTTGCGCAGGATCTCCGGGTCGCTCGGCGTGCCACCGACCAGGGTGTAGGCATGAAGCCCGAACTCGTACCGGACCATGCGGCTCTTGGTCCCCGGGAACAGTTTCTCAACCGACATTCTCTTCTCCTTCGTTGAGACGTGGATGCGTGCTCAGCCACGAAACGACGGCCTGGGCGAGGTCCTCAAGCAGTTCTACGTGGCGGTTGTCGTAGGGCACCAAGTCGCTGGTCAAGAGCGTGATCAGCTGCTCGATGTCAAAATGCGGGGGCGTGCCAGTCATCTTGTCGAGCGCCGCCTCTTGTGCCTGCGTAAGCCGCTGATCAAGCATGTGCCGGATCTTGTTCTTGATCGAGATCGGCTTGCCCTGAGCATCGCGCGCCATTCTCGACTTGCGCAGCTGCTCGAGCTTCTCTGGAGTCTTGTTCAGCCAGCGTGCGAGCTTGTCGTGAGCGACAACCCCGTCGGTGATCTCGATGACCCGAGCAATGTCCCAGCTGGTCAAATCCGAGCCACGACCGACGTTGAGCGTAATGATGTCCTGCCAAAGGTCCTCTTCGCTCGCGTACGTCCTCACCTCGACGGGGATTTCGCCTTCCACTCCGAGAAACTGCTTCTGAGCGTAGAAGCGGTGGACACCATCAACAATCTGGTGCTCGGGCGTAGCGATGAGCGGTGGCAGCTCCCTGCCTGCTTCAAGAGCGTCGACCATCTGCCGGATCTTCCCGCGATCAATGCTCTGACGTGGGAAATACGCCTCATTGACTACCAGGCTGACCAGCTTCATCTTGGTCAGCTTCGGCTTTGTCACCATGCGATTCTCCTTTGATTGGGGTGAGTCACATCTTACTTGATTGGGGAGCTATATCGGGTGATGACCTATTTCGCTCGTCCCACTTCGGTCTCGCCTTCTCGAACCGCGGCCGGTCAGGCCTGCCGGCGCGGAGCCACGCCTGGTAGCAGGCCGAGCAGAACCCGGCCCGCAACCGGTCGATGTCGGTCCCCGCCACGTCGCGCCCACACGCGGCGCACACGCCCTGCAACGAGCTCTGCCTGCCCCTCATGGAGTCGGCGGCCTTCAACACGACCTGGGCGGCCTTGTGCATGCCGTGCTCCCCGCACACGATTCCGTGGACCTCGGAAATGTTCGACCTGAACGAGACCACGTCCAAGCCCAACGGATCTGCCGGGGGTGCCCATGTGTCCTGGGTCTCAGGAACACGACCTCGGCCATCACAGTGAGCGCAGGCGACGCGGTT